AAGAAAACAGGTAAAGCTATGACAGCTAAGCCTATGAAAAAGGCAGCTAAACGTGGCAAGTAAACCAGGCTTGTACAGTAATATTGCAAATAAACGTGCAAGAATCAAGGCAGGCTCTGGTGAGAAGATGCGTAAAGTAGGCTCTAAAGGTGCACCTACTGCTATGGCATTTAAACAATCAGCAAAGACAGCTAAGAAAAAGAAATGAGTGCAGCTTGGCAAAAGAAAGCAGGTAAGAACCCTAAAGGCGGTTTAAACGCTAAGGGTCGTGCCTCTTACAATAAAGAAACAGGTGGAAATTTAAAAGCACCAGTAAAGTCAGGGGACAATCCTAGACGTGCATCATTTTTAGCTCGTATGGGTAATATGCCAGGACCAGAACGCAAACCTAACGGTGAGCCAACAAGATTATTACTATCCCTAAAAGCATGGGGAGCATCTAGTAAAGCAGATGCAAAAGCAAAGGCAAAGAATATTAGTTCACGCAACAAAAAGAAGTAGTATAATAAGCAATAAGGCGAAAAGGGTAGCTCCCCTTCCATGCTAATTCATGGATAGCCTCTTTATCAACCTAATTAGAGGTAAACATGAAATACATACAAGAAGAACAAAAAGAATACATTAAACAAGTAATTCAAGAAAGACATATAGCAGTAACAGAAACTGGGTGTTGGATATGGATTGCTTCTAAAGCAACAACAGGTTATGGTGATTTTAGAGCATTTGGAAAACATTATACTGCTCATACAGCATCATATATGGCATATAATGGACCTATAGAAAATAATTTACATGTAATGCACAAGTGTGACATTAAATTATGTTGTAATCCAAACCATTTAACAGTTGGTACAAATTTAGATAATATTATGGACTCTGTCCAAAAAAATAGAAGAAAAGGTATTGCTAGAAATAGACCTAAACAATTAACTTACGTTAAAACTTCTATTGAACAAAAGCAAAAAGCAATTAATTACATGAATGAACATAATCTAACATTAACTCAAGTATCTCGTATATTTAATATAGCCAGAAGCACATTGAGTGATTATTTAAAACTAGCATAATGCAAGTATTAGACATATATCTAGGATATGACGGTAAAGTAGAACCCATTGCATATTATGTTTGCATGCAAAGCATTATAGAGAAGTCAAGCATACCGGTAAGATTTACACCACTTGCTCTAAATACTCTTAAAGACTACACAGAAACGCATACAGACGGCTCTAATTCATTTATTTATTCACGTTTCTTAGTACCATACTTAAATGGTTTTAAGGGCATGGCATTGTTTTTAGATGGTGACATGATAGTAAGAGGTGATGTAGCAGAATTACTATATGAGTTTGACCCAAGCGAAGCGGTTAAGGTTGTTAAGCATAGTTATAAAACAAAGCATCTAGTTAAGTATCTAGGTGCTAAGAACGAAGACTATCCTAAAAAGAACTGGTCAAGCGTTATGTTATGGAATTGCTCACATTGGCTAAACAAAAAACTAACACCTCAGTTTATACAAGAACAAACAGGTAAATACCTACATAGGTTTGAATGGCTAAAGTATCCTGAAGAGCAAGTAGGCAAGCTAGACGAAACATGGAACTGGCTAGAAACAGAATACGAATATAATCCAGATGCCAAATTAGTGCATCACACATTAGGCACACCATGCTTTAAAGACTATCAGAATACAGACTATAGTCAAGAATGGTGGGAAACATACCAAAGAATGATATATCCTTTAAAAGGAAAGAACAGAGAAACGGAGCTGTAGCATGGCAGAGTATTTACAAGCACCGCCTAGAAGAAAGGCGTTAGGTTTACTAGCTGATGCACTTACTTCAGGACAAGAGGCTTTAAATACAGTCAATTTGCCATACGTAGGTGGATTAGGTGGTTTACTATTTGGACAAGCACCACAATACCTACAAGACGTATCTTATGGTATGCCAGCATTTAGAGGTGGTAACGTAGCCACAGGCGGTCTTGGAACATTTACACCAGATACAAGAATGCTAGACGTAGCCACTTTACCATTTGTAGGAGCAGGTGCTGCAAAAGCAGGTCAAGTAGGTGCAAAGACATTAGGTAAAGAAGTAGCAAGACAAGTAGAAACAGGTACAGGATTAATAGGTTCTAATGTAATGAACCCAAGAGCAAACATAGTTCCTGTAGATGTAGCAAAACAATTTAATATGCCTACTACACTACCTAACAAAACAGAATTTACAGAAGCAGTATCTAATACACCAGGAGCAAGCATAACTCCAGAAGGTCTATTGGTGAATGTATCTAGGTTTCAAAAGCCAGAACAAGAATTAGCAGAGTCAGTTAGAACAGGCGTATTTTATTTACCAACAGGCTCTCAACAAGCTAAATACTATAAAGGCAAAGGTTCTAGTGGTGGTTCTTATGGTGGCACTCAAGAAGTTGTTGGTGATACACTATATAAAAACCCACTATTTGCAAAAGGCGGGACAGGTGGTAAAGCTCCTGAAGAAGCATACAAACAATTAGTAGGTAAAGAACAATTTAATACTATGCAAAAAGACTTAATGTCTACTCTACAAGGTAGAGATAGAGGTTCTGAAGCATATATGTTTTTAGAAAAATATGCACCTGATATAGCAGATAATGCTTGGAATATTGCTGAAAACTCTAAACAAGGTAACCAATTTAGATACGCATTACAAGAAGCTGTATTTGCTAACGAAGCAAGAAACAGAGGATATGACTCTATAGTTGGATATAGTAAAGGTAGAAAAGATAAAGGTAATTTCTTATCAGAGATATTTGATGTAAGAGAAAACTTATACCCTAGTCCAAGTGGTGAGTATGGTTTAACAAGTGAATTTGAAGGATTATTAAGTAAATAAACATAGAGGGCAACCAACCTAAGGGAGTTGCAAAACAATGGAAAACAATGAAAACTTTGAAAAAGTAGAAGATTTATCAAAAACAGATAATCGTGGTGGTAAAAGAGAAGGCTCAGGTAGAAAAGCTGGAGTTCCTAACAAGTTATCATCTACAGTAAAAGAAAACGTCATAGCTGTATTTGATGGCATAGGTGGTGTAGAACACATGAAGCAATGGGCTATAGATAACCCTAATAACTTCTATAACATATACGCTAAGATACTACCTACACAAACTGAATTAAGTGGACCAGATGGTTCAGAACTACCATTAGGAATTGGAATTACTTTTGTCAAGCCAGACGATAGCCCAGTTTCCGAGTAAGTTCCAGTTTTTATTTGAGCCATGTAGATATAAAGTGGCTTATGGTGGAAGAGGGTCTGGGAAGTCACACTCTATGGCAAGGGCATTGCTTATAACAGCAGCTAATGAACCATTGCGTGTTTTATGTACGAGAGAAGTACAGCGTAGTATTAAAAACTCAGTTCACCAACTTTTGTCAGACTCTATACAAGCATTAGGTTTAGGTCAGTTTTATGAAGTACTAGAGTCAGAGATACGTGGTCTTAACGGTAGTCTATTTGTATTTACAGGTTTAGCTACTAACACAGCAGAGTCGATAAAGAGCTATGAGGGCATAGATAGGGTCTGGTGTGAAGAGGCACAGACAATTAGCAAGAAGTCATGGGATATATTAATCCCTACTATACGTAAACCAGACTCAGAGATATGGGTATCATTTAACCCTAACATAGATACAGACGATACATATACTAGGTTTGTGGTTAATCCACCAGAGAACGCTAAGGTTGTTAAAGTAAACTATACTGACAATCCTTGGTTTCCAGAAGTACTAGAGATAGAACGCCAACACAGCGAAAAGACTAACCCTGACTATGCAAACATATGGGAAGGTGATTGTAAAGCTGCTGTAGATGGTGCTATCTATGCTAACGAGATAAGAGATGCACAAGAGAATGGTCGTATAACGACTGTGCCTTATGACCCAATGCTAAAGGTTCATGTAGTGTTTGACTTAGGCTTTAATGACTCTATGTCTATTGTCTTATGTCAACGAGGTGTATCAGATATTCGTATCATTGGATACATAGAGGATAATCACAGAACACTAGACAGCTTCTCATCTGAACTTAGAAACCTTAATTACAATTGGGGTAAGATGTTCCTACCACATGATGGTAAGACAAAGGATTACAAGTACGGATTATCAGCAGAAGATATAATGAGAAAGCAAGGTTGGGATGTACGCATTGTCCCAATAGCAAGTATAGAATCAGGTATTAAACTAGCAAGGATGCACTTCCATAAGTGTTACTTTGATAAGAGTGCAAGTAGATTGCTAGAGTGTTTAAAGAATTATAAGCGTTCAATCAACTCAGCTACAAACGAACCAGGTGCACCATTACATGACGAATACTCTCATGGTGCTGACGCATTTAGATATATGGCTACATCTGTAGACCAAATGAAGAATGAATCTTGGGGTGGCGAGAAGATACAATATGCGAACCGGGGTATAGTATAAAATGACTAAACAATGCAAAATATGTAAAGAAACATTAGACTTATCTTTATTCCATAAACATATTGGTAATTCAGATGGTTTACAGGGTAAATGTAAGTCATGTCATTCTGCTATGGGGAAAAGAAATTATCTAAATGCTAGAGATGATAGACTAGCTAAAATGGCTCAATATAAAGTTAATAACAGAGAAGCTATATTAAAAGGTAAGAAAAGATACCGTGAACAAAATATAGATAAATGCAGAGAAATGAATAAAGCATGGTATGCAAATAATAAAGATGTAGTTAATAAACTCAGTAAAAAATGGCGTCAAAATAACAAGCATAAAGTAGCATCTATAACAAGAATATTTCAAGCTAAAAGAAGGCAAGCTATGCCAAAATGGCTTACAAAAGATGACAAGTGGCTCATTGAACAAGCATACGAATTATCTGCATTAAGAACTAAAATATTTGGTTTTAAATGGCACGTTGACCATATTATTCCACTTAACAATAAATTAGTATGTGGTTTACATGTAATTGAAAACTTACAAGTTATACCAGCATCTGAGAATTTCTCTAAAAGCAATAAATTTAGTATAGGAATTATTTAATGAAGATACAAGATATGGAAATCATTGCACAGATAGAGCAACAGGAATCTATTGCCTATGGTGTAAATGACTCATCATTGTCGGATGACAGAGCACAAGCGATTGAATATTACCTAGGTGAAAAGTTTGGTAACGAAGAAGAAGGTCGTTCACAAGTTGTATCTTATGACGTTCAGGATACTATAGAATCGGCGCTGCCTCAGCTTTTAAAAGTCTTTGTAGCTGGTGACAAGGTTGTTCAGTTCAACCCTAAAGGTCCAGAAGACCAAGATGCAGCAGACCAAGAAACAGATTACATTAACCATATCGTTATGGAAAAGAACGAAGGGTTTAAAGTATTCTATGTATGGTTTAAAGACGCATTACTATCTAAGAATGGATATGTAAAAGTCTATTCTGAAGAAGAGAACGAAACAGAAGAATACGATTACAAAGGTCTTACAGATGCACAACTACAAATGTTGGCATCAGAAGATACTACAGAAGTATTAGAACACACAGCTTATCCTGACCCAACTGTCAACATGGATGCACTTATCCAACAAGCTATGGCTACTGGACAAGACCCATCTTTAATCATGCAACCTATGTTACATGACGTTAAGCTCAAGGTTACAGAAAGCAAGACTGAAATCTACATTGATAACGTAGCACCTGAAAACATTATGGTATCTGTAGAAGTATCAGGTCCTAATCTACAAGACGCTACTTTTGTTCAGCATAGAGAAGTCATGCAGTTAGCTAGTATTGCTGAAGCATTTGACAAGCCACTAGAATACATTAAGTCAATTATGTCAGACGTAAGAGATACGTTTGAAGAAGAGTCTAATGCTCGTGATATTTATGATGAAGAATACGATAGAGCTATTGCTCCAGAAGAAGGTTTAGTTAAAGACACATACATTAAGTTAGATGGTGAAAGATATAGAGTCGTTGTATTAGGCAACACTATTCTTTACAAAGAGAAATGCGAATATGTTCCTTTCGCATGTATCACACCAATGATAATGCCACATAGACATATTGGTCGTTCTTATGCTGACTTGACTATGGACATTCAGCTTATTAAGTCTACACTTATTCGTGGTCAGTTAGATAATATGTATCTAGCTAACAATGGTCGTTATGCTATTAGCGACAGAGTAAACCTAGACGATATGTTGACATCACGTCCAGGTGGTATTGTTCGTGTAGAAGGTGACCCAGGTTCAGGCATTATGCCTTTATCACATCCACCACTACCAGCATCATCATTCGGTATGGTTGAATACATGGACTCTATGAAAGAGAAGAGAACAGGTATCACAGCTTACAACCAAGGCTTAGACTCTAACAGTCTTAATAAGACAGCTACTGGTGTAGCACAGATTATGAATGCGTCTCAACAACGTATTGAGTTAGTAGCTAGAACATTTGCAGAGACAGGCGTTAAAGAGTTATTTAAACTTGTGCATCATTTAGTTAGAACAACACTTACTAAACCAGACATTATTCGTCTACGTAACAAATGGGTAGAAGTAGACCCTAGAGAATGGAAAGCTCGTAAAGACTTATCTATCTCTGTAGGCTTAGGTGCAGGTAATAAAGACCAACAACTTACACATCTTATGTCTATCTTACAAATGCAAAAAGAAGCTATCCAAATTGGTATTACTAATCCAGAGAAGATATACAATGCGTTGGCTAAACTTACACAGAACGCAGGCTTTAAGAATCCTGAAGAGTTCTGGGTTAATCCAGCTAACAGTCCACCACCACAGCCACAAGGTCCATCTATAGAAGAACAAGCTATCCAAGCTCAAAAAGAAATAGATGCTATGAAAGTCCAAGGCGAGAATGCTCGTAAGGCTGCTGAGCTAGAAGAACGTCAACGTAAAGATGCTGCTGACTATGACATGAAACAACGTCAACTAGCGTTTGATGAGTGGAAAGCTAAACTAGAAAACGATACTAAAATTATGATAGCTGAGTTACAAGCTAACAAAGATATCAAGACTACATCTATGAACATTAAAGGTGCTAATGCTGACACATTCACAGAGTTTGATGAATATGGTTCAGAGCAACCTAATAATGCGTTAGCAGGGCTTGTAGAAGCTATAAACGCTAATATGGCTAGGTTAGTAGAACAACAAACGCTTAACCATCAACAAACCATAGAGACTTTAAACAGACCTAAACAAATCATTCGTAGTGCTGATGGTAAAGCACAAGGTGTTGTATGACCGTAATAGTTAAGCATAATAAA